TTCCTCACCCGGATAAGTACGACGTACACCTTCAGATTTGAACCAGTCCGGAGCTGAACTAGGGTCTTTTGCCCAAGTAACCTGACCGTAATTGTTGGTGATTTGGAACTTACCTGTTGCTGATTCCTTACGATGCTTGTCACCGATGAGGATCTCGAGTCTGGTGGTGAAGTTATGTTCGTCATTGTGCAGCCAGAATGCAAGCTTACCCGTCTTATCACCCATATCGACAGAGTATGTAGGCTCTGTCTTCATGTTGACACCGATGGAAGCTAGCTCACCCAAGTTAGGGTTGACTGCCACAACACGCACAGGTGCGATACCAGTAAACAGTGGGATACCCCCACCAGCTACTTGTACGTCAGAGGAGTTTGATTGAATTGCCATTAGTCTTGTATTTCAGATTGGTTGTCTTCAGTTTTTGGATCTTGAGTATCGTCAATCAAGGTAACACGGATAGTCTTGTACGTCTTCACACGTAGACCTTTCAGCTTCGGGTGAGAGAATATATCCTTCGCCTCTGCTATTGTCAGTCCATACTTCTTCCTGATCTCATCACGAGTCATCCCATCCTCTTTGAGGTGCTTGATGAGCTGCGAAATGGTCAGGGTTTGAGGTGTCTCCTCCTGTGTCGAGTTAGTCTCGACATCTACTCTTGCGTCAATAGACATTTGTTTGGGGTTTAGTCGATAAAGATTTTGCTCCAATCCAATTCAGCATCCAGGCCACGTAGATGCTCACAGCGGGAGCCTGCTGTGTCGTCGTTTGTAGAATCGAACGATATTCTGGTTTTACCCTCTCCATGGTACACATAACCAATGGCATCTGCATTGGCACAGGCTATCTCACGAAGCTTGCCGGACAGTGACAAGTCGTTAGCCTTCACCTCTTTACCATTCTTGGTAAGGTATTTATCCTTGAGGTGACCAACAAAGATGACATGGTCTGCAAGCTTGGAGAGATTGAAGAACCACTTCATGAAAGCCTTACGAAGGTACAGGTAACCAGCACCTTGGGGCAGAGTAAGGACAGACAATCCCTTGTTATCGGAATCGAAGTTCTTACCCATAGGTGTGGCCTTGTACAGTTTCTTTGCTTCTTCTTCACACCACACCTCGAGCTGTGTGATAGTGTCGATAGCAATATACTTGTATGGCTTTTCTTCTTGCATGATTTGCTTACCTATCTTACCTAGGTCAGCAATAGAATTTACTTTGATCTTGAGTGCGTCCACCATATCGCTCCCGTCCTCGAGATCGATGATGAGACAGCCCTCAAGCTGTGACAATGCTGTGGTCTTACCGATCTTGGGAGGACCATAGATTATCATGTTCTTAGGTGATTTGCGTGTGGCTTTAACCACCTTCTTGGGAAGTGCTAGTTCGCTCATTAATTGTAAAGGTTGATAGATCAGTTTCAAAGGGTATCATCCCGAGCAAACCATCGCGGTTTTTCTCTACGTGGACAGCCATTAAGCCACGTGGATCCTCACCGCAATAGGTGTCAGTGATACCATACAGGTCATAAGGACGCTGCAACATCATGACAACGTGTGCATCCTGACCAATAGAATCGCCCCCGAACAAGTCGGTCAGCATAGGCTGATATTGATTCTTGGCACGGAACTCTTGCTCAATGTTACGATTGAGCTGAGACAACAGAATAGTGATAGAGCTGTGCTGCGCTTGCATGTACATACACGTCTTAGACAACTGATTGAGTTTGAGTAACTCGATGTCTAATGTGCTGGGTACAAGGCGAGAGTGGTCAATCAGATTGATGACAGTAGGATCATGCAATTGTTGCCTAACAGTACGCACTGCCTGCTCTATATCATGTACATCCTGGGGCACGGAACAGAAGTATATAGGGTATTGCTTATACTTCTGTACAGACTGTACATAATTAGCATAGCCTTCAGATGAAAGCTTACCATCCACTGACAACAGCTCTGCAGTTTGAAGCTTAGTATGCTTCGAACCTGCACGCAGTATCTGCTGCTCACCAGGCATCTCGAAGCTCCAGTACAATACAATGACATTCTTGTCATGGTTCTTGTCTAGAACATCGAAGATGAGCTGGTTAGAAAAGGCTGATTTACCCACACCGGGTCTCCCAGCTATAACATACATCTTACCGGGCTGCAATCCCCCCATAAGATTACGGTTAAGTCTATTCCACTGAGTAGAAAAGACTTTCCTATTACCCTCTCGAGCATCTACCACATTCTCAATAGACTTGTCTACTGATTTAGATATATGCTCAAGCCCTAGAGGCAGTATCAGCTTAGAGTTGGCGGGTAATTCTTCTGTCTTGGTCGTCTGTTCTTCCGACATCAATGTCTTCGTATTGCTCCCACGTATGCTGGTTTACCCATGTCTGCAACATCTGCATAAACCCAAGACTGTTGTTGCTCTTACGAAACTCTAGCTCGTTTTTGAGACAGTTAACAATCTTGTTATGCTTTGCTACATTCTTCCCAATCACCTTGTGATAAGCTTTCTTCGCCTTCTGGTTGTTACGAGCGTCGGCATCCTTTGCGCGTAGAATACGCACATTACCTTTCGTATACACCTTTAGAGGAAAGTGGGAGAGGAGTTCAGACCACATCCTATCGAAAGAATCCTCGATATAATCAAGGAATTTCTGTCGTACGACATCGTCTTCTACATCCTCTCCCAGCTTAACGTACCCTTCTGTTTGAAGGAACTCAGTGTTTGGCTTGATAGACAACTCACGAATCAAATCGTAAGCTTTGGCATGCAAGAGATACAAATATACAAAGTCATCAGCACTTATTCCAAGATCGTTAAGAATATCTGTATCAATTTCTATATGCATTACTTGTCTGTAAACATAATTGTAATCTCAATACCCACGTTGGGCATTTTCATGATCATTTGCTTCGGGGATCCAGCTTCAGGAGCAGCAACTACTTGCTCTACAACTTGTTGAGTAGGGGGTTTGACTTCAGCCTTGAAGCTATCAGTCTCCCAATCATACCCATTACGTCTAAGCTCATAGCATTTAGCTCTAACACCTTGGTGATTCCCCTTTAGATCTGGGTAAACTTCTTCAAGAGCTTTGAGTGCTGCTTTAGAAGCATCTTCTACGCTCTTGTCAGACTTAGATCTTGACTCCCAGAATGTTCTACACATCAGGGGGTACATCTTAGGCTCGTACTTAGCCATCAGTCCTTGAAGATTACAGTGATCTTCTTGTTAAACCGCAGAGGAATAACAGCCTTCTTAGCACCTTGCTTACGAAGCTCTTCCACAGCTTCATCCAAAGTCGTGCACCTGCGTGGTTTAGGCTTAGGAGTTTCTTCGAACTCAACTTCAACAGGTGCATACGCATTGGTTGGGTAACGGCAGTCCATTTGCTTGACTCCAATGTACATCTCTACTCCGTGATACTCTTGAGCATCTTTGAGAGCTGTTATTGGGGACTTCTTGGGTTCTTCATCCGCCTGCATGCCTCTGTAATAGTAGATATGCATAGGAGGATTAGGGCCTGCCAAGGTAGCCCATCTGTTCCTAATCCCACCTTCAGTTCTAGACTTGTCTACACTCTTTAGTTTGAGAGCTGACTTGATTCTAGACCTAACAGTAGCATCCTTAGGGCGATTAGCAATGTGCTTGTAGATAGCTAGATCTTCTTTTTCCGTATAGTTCATGAGTTTAAAATTGATGTGAGGTCTTCACGTTTGACATTACTGAGAGTTTTCGTGGCACTCTCTAGCCACTTTTCTTCTTGTGAGTTAGGGACATACAGGATATAGATTCTACCCCGCTTCCCTTCTTTGAACCTGATGAGTCGACCCACACGCTGTATCATAGACAACGTCTTGGACTCTAGACCTGCGATGATACCGACCCCTACATCGGGTACATCGAAGCCTTGATTCAAAGCTTTAGTAGAGCATAGTATACTCGTAGTAGACTTGTTGAACGCTTCAAGAATCTTTCTGCGTTGTGCTTGTGTCTTACCTGAGTGATACGCAGTAGCCCCAAGCCTATCAGCCATCAGATTTGTAAACTCGTTAGTACCACCGAAGGTCAGTATCTTGTCTTCGATGTGATAGTCAGCAATTTCTTTTGCTGCCTCGAGCTTATTCTCTGCATGCTGAACAACTTGCTTACGCTGCCGTATGGCATTGAAGAACTGTGCTGCTGCACCTTTGTCACCGGGTGCACCTGCTAGTATAGATTGAGCTTGTTTGAATGCATCAAACCCACCCAGCCTGTACTTCATCTGTACAAACAAGTTGTTGGCTTTCTTGTATGCTGCTTGTTCTTCCTCTGTCATCTCCACAGGGATGCAGATGATATCGTACGGAGCTACAAGCCCTAGTTCTACACACTCATCAAGAGTAATCTTGTAGCATGTAGGAGCAAGCTCTCCCAATAGTTTCTTGTACTCATCCTCTTCAGGGAGAGTAGCAGTCATACATAGTAGCTTATCGTAAGTATTCTTTTCAAAGAACTCACGATATACTGGACTCAATCCAAGATGAACCTCATCACATACAACGATGTCATAGTGTTCATTTTCAAGCTTATGCGCTGATTGATAGCACAGTATTTCTACACGTGGGAGTATGTCTTCACATCCCCACTTGATGAACTCTTGCTTGAATTGATCCTGTAGTTGTGTGGTGGGGACTAGAACCAGAGCTCTACCTCCTGATCCAAGGATATGGCGTACAGCAAGGACACCACATCTAGACTTACCAAAACCAGTACCAGCAATAATGCTACCAATACCGTTCTGCGTCCACCATGCGTTGAGAGCTTTCCTTTGTTGCTCATCTTTAGTTTTAATCGTTTGGGTTTTCATCAGTAAGTTCTCCATCTAATATTTCTTCTTGAAGTTGCTCTACAAAGTCAATGTCTGGTTCCTCTAAGTCGTACTCCATCTTAATTATTCTGACGCTTGGGGATACACCTGGGCTCCCACTTCCGTCTGGGTAATAATCTACCCTAGGTTCACCGGGATCAAATTCATACTCAATCCTCAGTGTTCCGTTCCCTAGTTCCGTATTCAATGGGGCTTCCCAACTTTTGATACTCATAGTTTAGTTCATTATACATGATTATAAGTCTAACGACTTGACGTTTGAGTGAAGACAAGTCGTTGCGTAGGACTGCTACCTGAGCTTCCAACAGTTCTGACTTGGCTTCTAAGACCCTCATGGAGTCCTGTGTGTTCGAATCCATACTTATCTAATTTAGATTCTGCAGTTGATAAACATCTGTGA